CTCTTACGGCTAATGGTAAGGTTAAGATTAGTAATATAGGTAGTCGTTCTGGAGATTATATTATCGAAAGATGTATACATCAGATAACTCCAGGAGAAGGCTATACTTGTTCTCTAACTCTATCACAGGGTATACATAGTGAACCAGTTGGTACAGCTACTAACGATGTACCTATCACAAGTAAACCTAAGAAGAATGGTGGAGGTTCTGCTGCAGGTGGTGGTAGTCGTACTCGTGATAATGGTAAGGGAGGTACAGTTAACACTTCTTCTACAGAGCCTATTGCTATATGGGTTACTCCTGCAGAACGTGCCTACTTTGAAACTCTACTTACTAGGTCAGATGCTGTATCAGCTCAAGAGGAATTTGTCACTCAGATCAAATACTCAAGAGAGAATGCTTATAAGAAAGCTAGACAATCTGGTAAATCAGAAGCTGAAGCTAGAGAAGCTGTAAGAGCTATGAACCAGACAGGTATAGTATCTGTAAAGAATAAGCATGTGACTAGTGATAACCTATATCTTAAAGAAAACTTAGAGCCTCACTATAAAAGTGTACCTCAGAGATACCGGGTAGCTTATAGAGATGCTGTAAGAGCTATTCTTCAAGAAAGTGTAAATGGAATTAAATCGAAGTTAGGTTAATGGATGATTCTATGGTAAGACTTATCCAGGAGCAAGGTTTAGAGGCTACTGGTAGGTTCTATTCTATATACACCGGCATAGTAGAGGATAATGATGATCCTCTACAAATGCACAGGTTAAAAGTATCTGTACCTTCTGTAATGGGAGGTATAACTCAATGGGCTTTTGCTAATGGCTCTCCTGGAGGTTTTAACTGTGGAGCTAAATTACTTACTCCTGATATTGGAGATTTAGTATATGTAGAATTTGAGTTTGGTAACCCAGATAAACCACTATGGACCTACAATGGTTGGGGAGAAGATGAGATGCCCCAGGAGTTAGCTGATCCAGATGTAATGGGAGTAGTTACTCCAAACGGTAACATAATTACTGTTAACGATAAGACAGGAGATCTGTCTATACATCTAAACGGTAACACTTCTATTCAACTGGATGGAGACTTCATAGTACAGTCCAAAGATTCTGTTTGTATCGGTGGTGAGAAAGGTACAGCTATTAATAAAGGTGAGTATGGTGGAGTGATTATAATCCAACAGCTTACTGATAAGCTTAATAAGTTGCAAGGTGAGTTGGAAAAATTAAGAAATTTATTCAACTCTCACACTCATACTTCTACATCACCAGGTTCACCTACTTCTCCAAATTTACAACAGGCTACAAGCCCATTTAGTAAATTTAATAAAGAAGATTACGAAGATAAAAAATTCATACATTAATGGCAAACATTCTAGAAAAGGTTATAGGTTCTGGAGTATTATTTCCCATTAAACTGGAAACAAATTCTAGAGGGCAACGAGGATGGTACCCAGTAACCGGTTCAACAGACCTTATATTGCATAATATAAATTCTGTTATCCAGTACGAATTAGGTTTTCGTATTAGGCAAGAGGATTTTGGAACAAGGCTTTGGGAGTGTATAGAGGAACCTAATACTCAGGCCCAGGCTTTCTTAGTATATCAGTTCGTTAGGCAGGCTTTAGTCAAGTGGGAGAACCGTATAGTTATTACTGGTACTAAGCTGTTTAGGGAAGGAACAAAGTTAACAATCCAGATAAACTACAGTATTAAGAATACAAACCAAACTGATACTGTGAGTGCTACATATGAACAATAAAAATAAAACATATGAATATCACAAATCCGTGGTTAAATCCTTACCAAAGGTCATACCATCAAATTAAACAACAGCTTATTACTGGGTTAACTTCCATTACAGATCGTAACGGTAATCAACTCATCACAGATGTATCAGAGGGTAATATCCTTATTATCCTTCTCTCTATGTTTGCAGCTATTGCTGAGGTACTACACTACTACATTGATACTAAGGCTAGAGAATTCTTCCTTGGTACTGCTAGACGTTATACTTCAGTTCAGGCTCTTGGTAACTTAGTAGGTTATTATCCAAAAGCTGCTATAGCTGCTACTGTGGATCTGGTATTAACCAGAGGAGATAAAGCTAGTAGTGGTTCTAATATTTCTGGTACTATTGCAGAAGGTTCTACTTTTACTCAAGGTGATTTAACCTGGTCAGTAGTTAATAAGATAGTTATACCTCCTTATACAAGTCAAGTGAGAGTCCCAGTTATCCAGCACAGGTTCTATAACTTAGAAAGTTTAATAGGTTTACTTATACCTTCTGGGTCTAATAGTATAACTCTTAGTAGTAGTGATCTACCTTCTGGAGAATTATACGAACACGGTAGTATGGACTTATCTATTGGTGGTGAACACTATACCCTAGTAGAAACTTTTGCTTATTCAAGGCCAAATGATAAACATTTTAGAGTTATAGTAGATAGCTCAGGTAATTTGGTTATTATATTTGGTGATGGTAAATTTGGAGCAGCAGCTCCTGCTGGTAATAATATTACTATGGCTAGTTGTTACCTTACTAAAGGTACTATCGGTAATGTTGATGCTGGAGCTATTACATATACCCTTATGGAAGGTATGGATACTACCAATCCATATCCTGCTACTGGAGGTTCTGATTATGAGGATATTGAATCTATGAGATCCCGTATACCTCTTCAGGCAAGAACTCAAGGAGTGGCTATTACCAAGAGAGATTATGAGGATCTAGCTTTGATGGTTCCTGGAGTAGGTAAGGCTAAGGTAGAGATGGTATGCGGTAGAAGAGTATCACTATACATATACCCATCCAATGCTTCAGTAAATAGTGACCTTCAGGCTTCTAATATATTGAAGCAACAGGTATGGACTAAACTGAACCAGTATCTTCCAATTACTACTATTCTTAAGGTTTACTCTCTTGGTACTTCAGATATAGTACTTGATGTAGATATTACTGGTAGAGCTAATTATAAAGCTCAGGATATACTTACCCATATTAGAACTGCTCTATATACTGCTTACAATGCTCAGGCATCTAACATAGGAGGTACAGTAAGAATCTCAGACTTATATGCTCTTATGGATAATCTGCCAAGTATAGATTTCCTAAGGATCAATAAGTTCTATGTAAGACCTTACATCATACCTCTTAACTATGGTATAGGTTTCAGTCCTCAAGCTTTTAATTTAACAAAGGCTGATCAGTCTGTTACCTATATTATAACTATGTTGGCTAATAATATGGCTTCTGTAGTTTCTACAGACGGTAGAGTAGAAGTTAGTTCTATACCAACAACTACCAGTACTGGTATCACTGATATGGTACATGGAGTAGCATTTAACATGACCCTGTTAACAGGAGCTCAAGCTGCCACTATTGGTAGACCCGGTAATAAGTTTAAAATAACCGTATCTCAGATTAACAGTGATTATGTTGATACTGGTTATACAGTACCCATTTTCGCAAGAGATACAGATTTAACAACTAAAATTACAGAAACGATATGATAAACCTACGATCTCTTATGGATTTGCTTCCTTATTACTTTAAGGAGCAAGATACTTATAAGGTCAACGGTAAAGGTTTATTGGAACGATATTTAGATATCTTCGGAGCTTATTTCGATAATCAAGTAGTTAGAGATATAAGTACTTTAGATGATGTTATAGATATAGATAAGACTCCAGAGGTATACTTAGGTTACCTCTGGGAGTTCTTAGGTTCTATGCCTTATGCCAACCCCAGAGCTATTGATCCAGATAAATGGAAACAGTACTTCAATGGGTTTAACAGTGATTCTACTATCGAATCTTTGAGTAGGCTATGGCTTTATAGAAAAGACTATGATGGTGATCACTATACTTTGACCCCAGATCAGGTAAGATCTTTGGTTAAATACTCTATAGCCTTATTTTCTATCAGAGGTACTAAAAGGTTCTTTGAGGTATTTCTTAGATTATATGGCTTCGAAGCTAAGATCAGTAATGGTAGTACTTATCCAAAGATAACCTTAGAAGAGGACGATGATTCTGATTACTGGGGAGAAGATACAGACTATTGGGGTACAGATGATGACTATTGGGGATCAACAGATTCTCTGTTCGATATTAAGACTGAGCCTACTAAGATAGATTCTGAATGGTTAAATCTTGATACTGATACAGTAGATAATCATACTAACTGTACGAGGCTTGTAAACGTCAACTTCAGGTTGAAGAGTGATTACGTATATAACGTATTTTCTAATGAGTTTAAACGTTTACAGGATAGGATGTTTAATCTTATAAACATGTTCTTACCAATAGGAACTAGACCTCATTTGATATGGGATAATGTTAATGTTGGTGATGGGTATGAATCTAAGATTACTCGTTCTATAGAAGTTTATGTAAATAGAACTCCAATAGATTGGGAGCCTTCTGATGATGTATT